GCTAAGCGTTCCCGCGTCGATAAGCTGTCGAAGAAGTGACGTGGCAGCTTTGCTATGTCCGCCAATGAGGTGGATAAGTCCAAAGTAGTAGAAACCAAATCCGGGGATATAACCGTAATGGACGAAATGCTGTCGTTTGGCTTTGAGCTTGTCACTTTCTTTCCAGTTACGTCGGATAGCGAGAATCGTTCCTGTGCCTTTCTCAATCGTGACGACATACGGAAGGGCGATTCCTGTTTCATTGTTGTCCTTGTCCACATCCGGGTAGCCCGGCAAATCCAAATCAACGTGCATCTCAAGAAGCTGGAAGCGGTCGTCCATCGACGCCGAGAAGCCTTGGTCCTCTGCCTTCTGCTTCTCTACCTCGTCCATTGTGCGGATAGGGTCCCCGAGGTCCACATCCCGGTAGAACCCGGCATACTGAAGCTTCACAACTTCATTCTTGGTCTTGCGCATCCGGTGCGTAACACGCTCGGCCTGCTCAATGTTCGGTGCGCCATAGGGCACCACGATGTCTTCGGCGGGGATATAAACAGCCGTCTGGCGGTTAAGCGACGGGTCAAAATAGACTTTCTTAAAGGCGTTGCCCGACAATGCCAGACTCAGCAACATGCGCTCGTGCTCGGGCCGATACTCCTTCATCTTCTCGGTGAGCTGGTAGTTCATGTCATCAGAGACACGGATGGCCGAATCCCTCTTCTCTGGGGTCTCCTTGCCAATGATCTTGGTCTTAACGGGGCCAGCAGCGGGGAAAGTCTCCATGATGGTTTCGGACTGGAACTTGACTGCCGACTCCATCAAGAGCGGGTGGAACACGCCACACGCACCCGGCCACGGCTCGGTACGCTCTTCATACCGAATCCCTAGGATTTTCAAACCCTTAACGTACGTATCGAGCCAATCCTTACGGGAGGACAGATCCGACTCGTAATCACCCAGCAGGTCGGAGGCCAACCCCTGCAGGTCGTTCTCGCCCATGTAGTCGGCAAGGTTTGCGTCGAATTCTTCGGCACGGGGCTTCTCTTTCGAGAGGCTAATCATCACGCCGTCCATACCGATGTTGACCTCTTCAGGATCAACGATCTCGATCTCCATCGCAGGCTCTTCTTGTGCCAACGCGTCGAGCCCCATCGGGGCTTCGTACAAACCTTTGTCGATCGCCATTTAATAATCCTCAGTAAAATCCTTCACGCCTGTGGCTCTTGAACCACTTAGTCGGTTCTGGTTCATCATTTGGGAGCCGTATGAATCCACCTTGCCGAAAGCGCATCAGGGCTAGAGTCGTCGAGTCCACCAAGTCGTCATGCGTACCTGCTGGGAAGTCGTTGCACTCCTCGATAACTTCATGTGCCCACCGCCTGTCGGGTGCCCAAACTATACCCGAACTAAATAAGTCGGACACGGCATTGACACGGCTAATCTTGTCCTGCCCCTTACCCGGGGTGAACTCACTGATTGGGATACCCATCCGGCGCATCTCTTGGTAGAGCGCGGCACCGTTGGACTTCTTTTCCACGATGAATGCGTCAGGGTCCCACTCTTTATACTGTTCCAGCACGAGGGATTTGAGCTCCGGGAACTCCAACCGCTCTTTGATGCAGTTAAGCAAGATAATATTGTAGTTCTTGGTCTCCTCGTTAAAGAAGACCCCCCATGTCGTCAGGGCGTTAAAGTCTGACCGGTTCGTCTTTTCTTGGGCGGCGTCCAGCGACATAATCGTGAACTCGCACGGGGGCGGACTCTCTTTGTCCCAGATCTGCCACCACTCTCGTTTAAGTAGCGCGCCTTCTTCCGAGGTCGGCTCCTGCATGTACTGGGCTTGCCAATACCGCACGTCCATCGAGGCTTTCTTGGCGAGCAGTTCGTCAAGATTCCAGAACTCGGGCCAGAGCGGCTTATCGTTCAAGATGGCTGGAAACTCGACGATCTCCCACTCATCCGCGCCGTCTTCCTTGGTCATGTGGTCGACGATCTTGCCCGTAAGGTCGAGCTTGCTCCACCGCGTCATCACGACGATGATCGCGCCACCGGGCATCAGTCGCTGGACAGGACCTGACTGGAACCATTCCCACGCGGGTTCAAATACCGCTGCGCGATTTTGTTTAGCTTCTTGTTCAGAATGAGGATCGTCAATAATAAACAGGTCGGCACCGCGACCAGCAAGAGCGCCACCCACGCCAATAGCGAAATACTCACCGTTAAAATTCGTACCCCAGCGAGAAGCACTTTTCGAGTCAGCTTGTAGCTCCACGTTTGTAAAGACATCCCTGTACGCCTCTGACCCGACCAAGTTTCTGACTCTGCGACCAAAGTTCACCGCAAGATCTGCGGTGTGTGAGGCCATAATCACCTTTTTCTGTGGGTATTTACCCAAGAACCACGCCGGAGCGAGGTAAGAAATCATCTCTGACTTGCCATGCCTCGGCGCGATGTTAACTATAACTCTTTTCTTCTTGCCTGCCGCAATGTCTTCAAAGATTTTTGCCAATTTGCGGTGGTGTGGGCCTACTTTGTACCCCGGGTAGACGTGGGCAATGAAATCTAGGAACGAATCCTTGCCTTTGGCCTGCGTAACTTGGGCCTGATACGTCTTTAAAAGCTCCGCCACACGCCGTTTCTCTTTATCCGGCATGGAAGGCAGGGCTGCACGTAGTTTCTGCAGCTTATCGGGGGTCAGTTGCAGGTTCATGCGTCCGGATCGCCCTCTTCAACGCCCCAAGTAGCGTCTACTTGCTCCCGGCAATTCACACAAAAGAGCCTTCCGTCCGTTGCAAGGAAGAAACCTGCGTTCTCGCAGTGCCCGCACATCATAATCTGCACGCTTTCTTCTGCAACTTCGGCTTCTGCGGCAGGTTTTGTTACAAAATTCAAAACGTCACCCATTGCTTGCCCCACTTTTCTCGGTCACGACGTGATATTCGATCCCTTCAAGCACGTTCAGAAGCTCTTTTTCGACTTCCTCGATGGGCTTGATGGTGATTGTGGTCTCGGTACGGCGCTTAAATGCGTCCACTCCGTCCACTTCGCCAATCGCTTTAAGCGCGGCAAGGCGTATTTTCGGATCTGTAGCTTGGTCGTACTCTTCTACTAGGCGGTTCACAACGAACAACTTCAGATCCGCAAGATCTTTCACGATCATGCAGTTCGAGTTAGCCACCAATCCGGCCAAGTAGGCCATCGTCGCGTTGGGAAACCCGCTCAAATCGGGTGCGGCGTTGGGATCGGTGACTATCTGGTGGGCGACGGTCTGGGCTTGGGCCTGTTCTTCCTCGGTAGCGACGATTGGCTCGCCGGTCAAGTCAGAAATAGCCTTAATGGTAGTAGCCTTCACGCGGATCTGGTCCGCAGTTTTTAGCGTCGGCAGCACGCGCTGCGACTGTGGAGGCGTAGGTATATTAGAGACAACATCAGGAACAAGCGTTTGCATGGGTTCTCCCCAAGTTTGTCGGGGTTATACCACATATTAAAACGGTGTGCAGGGTCAACCTGCCGGGAGGCCACGGGGAACCGGGGGAGTCTATGCTGGTTCCTTTCCCATCGAGGCGGACGTTGCCTTAGATTCACGAGGTGAGTACGCACCCCTTCAGCTTCCTCTCGACCGTTGCGGGCGCACCCCGCCAGACACCAAACTCATCATACCATGCGACCCAAGATCGGACTATTCCACAAGCACCCACACGCCTCGGCCCATTGTTGTATCGGGATGCTTCAGGCTTTGGGGGATCAGTTCCGGGTTGAGCTACTTGGGATTGAGGACTGCACCTACCGTCGAATGAAGTCGATGCAAATCGTCGCATTTCCGGGCGGAGTCGGTGAAGCTGATGCATGGTCGCAGATGTTCCACGATGTGGTCGGGGATGTACGGTTGTACATACAAAAAGGTGGGGGTTATCTCGGTATCTGCATGGGGGCTTACTGGGCTGGCCCCGGCTATTTCGATTTAATCCCGGGTCTCCAAATCGACCAGTACATCAAGTCGGACGGGGCGGAGATAAGGCGATCTTATTGCACGACGGCTGAAGTGGACTGGATGGGCACCCGGGAAAAAATGTTCTTCTGGGACGGCCCGGTCATGAACGAGGTCGGTGAGGTAGTAGCCCGGTACAAGAACGGCGGGGTCATGGCGTTGCGTAAAAACAACATAGGACTGATCGGGTGCCACCCGGAGTCCCAGCAGAGTTGGTATGAGAAGAAGTACATGCGGGCTAGGTGGCATGGTGGTAGACATAGTACTTTGTTGCAGAGCTTTACCCGGGAATTAATAGGTACTTAGGTACCATCAACCGGGGGGTGTTCTATATAGAGGGGGTGGGGGTCGAGTTCTGGAAAAATGGGCATTGTTTGAGCAAAACCGAGTGATGGGAAGGAACAGGGTCCCCCTTTGAAAAATCGGGGGGTGCCGGGTAGGTGGGGTTTAAAAAGCGGCAAAATCGGACTTTGTTGCACCAAATAGACCAAGTAGCACTAGGCAGACCTAATAGAATCAATGACTTAGCGTTCTAGGCAGAGCAAATTGAGGCGTAATAGACCAAGTAAAACCTAGTCTGTTCCAAGTTTGTAGCCATGTTCCAAAAGTTGTTCCAAGTTTGATCTTTGGTTGGAACAGGTTTTTCCTAGGGATTTCAGGCACTTACCCAGTTTGTTCCAATGTTCCAGTTTTTCCAAATAGGACACTTTCATAACCAAGCCGATCAAGCAAGGACGAGGGGGATCACGCAGTGTCTGCTAAGTTAACAGCAAACTCTCGGGAATTGTATTGTCTAGAAATTTACTGGAACATCGTATTTTTTGTACTATTATTATATATTTATATATCTATCTATCTAATAAAATCAATGACTTACATTCATCGCATCCGCATAATCCTGTAGAATAATACAACGTCGTTTTTTGGAACATCTGGAACAGGTTTTGGAACAAAATTAAGAGTATTGGCGAGTTCGTAGCCAACAGCGTCTTATCTTCACACTTCTATACTCACATCGCTTCCGAACTCCGTTCGGTAAAGCAACAATGTGTCGCTTCGCGACAATGTATTTATTGCTCGGCCTTGTTACACAAGGCCATCGCGTTCGGCGTTGCCACATAGCAATAGTTATGTGTAGGCAAGTGATCAGCCTCATCGTCGTAGCAACGGCCTAGCATTGGTTTGGCGAGAAAGAGGAACCGCCGCCGCCCGGCTCGCGGGACTAACCGCGCCCGACATCGAGCACGCCGCCGACCCGATCCCAACCTAGCCCGACGCAATCCAAACCCAGCCGAGCCGACCCCGGACATGGCGCGATCCCTTGCGGTACTAGATCGAGGCCGCGCCGCCCCCCGTCATTTTTGGTTGTACTATTTTCTGGCTTGTACTATTCTAGTGATCGGGCATCCCGCCCGACACGGAGAAAACGCAGTGAACCAAATCGCATATTTCCGCAACGTCCTCACCAACCCGACCCGCCGCGCTTCCCTCATCGCCCGCACCGTTAACCAACTGTGTGATAACAACGACTGGGAGCGCGACGCCGACGAGTTCAACCGGTGGATACGATTCTACGAGCGGTTGATCAACGCAGGAAACACCGCGACATCGCAAGGCGACCTCGACCTCGCAATGGCTTGCAACAACGTGACCGCCAGCATCGCCAGCGACACCGCCACCCGCGGAGTGTACTCGCCGAACATCCTTCACACGATCAACCACCGTCGAAACACCGGTCGCGACATCGGCACCAGCTACATCGAGAACATTCTGTCGGACGAGTACCCGTCCGCGACCGCCAGCGACCGCGAGTATATCGAGCGGATCGTCACCCGCCACGCCCGCACCTTCACCTGTGACGATTGTGAGGAATTGCACACCTACCCGACGCGCACGCAAGTACGTGGAGGGAGTGACGTGTGCGGATCGTGCCTCGACGATCGCTATGTATTTTCCGACCACTACGAGGAGCACATCCACCGCGACAACGCCCGCGAAGCAATCGACGCGCATGGCAACGATGTGACGGTAGACGAGAACGACGACGACTTCGAGTACAACGACGACCTCGAAACCTACGCGCACGTGGACTACACCTCGCGCCGAGTGATCCGGGGATACCACGACTCGAAAGGACATTTTCGCGAGATCACTTGCGACTGGTCGCGCCAATATAACCGACTGATGGGAATCGAATTGGAAGTCGAGGCCGGTGGCAATCGCCCGGACGAGATCGCCGCCCGCATCCATGACACAGTGAACGATGGGCAGTACGGGCACCGTATCTTTTTCGAGCGTGACGGCTCGCTCACCAACGGGTTCGAGATCATCACGCAACCGATGGGACTCCCGACGATTCGCGAGACGTTCAACTTTTTGAAAGACCTCCGCGCCATCGAGGGACTGCGCTCGCATCGGACGACAACGTGCGGACTGCACGTTCACGTAGCCCGCACCGGACTGAACAACCTCATCATCTCCCGCGCCGTCACGTTCGTGAACGATCCGCGCAACGACGCGTTCATCACCGCGATCGCCCGACGGTACAACACCGGGTTTTGCAAGATCATCGAAAAAGACCCGGACACCGCGCACGTTCCAGCCGACCGTTACGAGGCAATCAATTTAACGCCCCGCGCCACGATTGAGTTCCGAATTTTTCGCGGCTCGCTCAAGTACGAGGCGGTGATCGCCGCCGCCGAGTTCTGCCACGCTCTTCTGGAGTACTGCGCTCGCCCGGAGACCACGGCAACGAGCATGACCGCGCAAGCTTTTTTGAATTGGTGCGCGCAGTCACTCACCAGCGATACCAAAATAATGCGCGAGTATGTGGCGGAGCGTACCGCTGGCACGTTCGCCGCTGTCGAAGCCGCCTAAACTTTTAACAACACGGAGACCGAAAATTATGTGCTTACTAGTTCACCAGCCCGCAACTACCACGTTCGACCGCGAGTTCCTCGCCGGAGTTTATTCGCTCAACCGCGACGGCTTGGGTATCATGTATGCCGAGAACGGACGCTTGCACGTCCTAAAGACTTTGCCCACCAGCGCCGAGGAGTTCATCGAGTTCTACAACAAACACGCCGCCAACCGGGAGTGTATCTGGCACGCCCGGATGCAAACCCACGGGGACATCGACATCGACAACTGCCACCCGTATCGAGTGACGGACAACGTGTACCTCGCACACAATGGCGTACTCGCGACGGGCAACGACTGGGACGTATCGCGATCGGACACTTGGCATTTCATTCGCAACGTGATCGAACCCGCCGTCGCACACAACCCCGACATTATCAACGCGCCGGACTGGCAGACGTTCATCGGGAGCGTGATCGGATCGTCGAACAAATTCGGACTTATGACCGCCGCCGGAGACGCAATCATCATCAACCGCAAGAGTGGCGTCGAGTTCCAAGGCGCGTGGTTATCGAACACCTATGCTTGGCACGCCAACAAGTACAACATCGGCAACACCTATCGGTCGCACTATTCGCGCCCGTACTGGGACGAATACGACTGGGAGCAGGGATACTCTGGCTCGCGCACCTACACCGCCCGCACCCCGTCGAAAATCACCAGCAAGGCGAACACCACCAGCACAGTATCGAAGGGGTCATTGCCCGCGATCACGAAAGCGGCGCGCAACTCATACATTCGAGGGACGCTTCTGCAATGGATCAACGATGCACCAGCAAAGGCCGCCGCGCTGGTCGATGAGATCGAGGGATATCAGACCGGAGAGTCTGCCGCCGTCATCGCGAAAGACCCAGAGTTCGCGCTCGAAATCATCGCCGACTGGTTCGAACTGGAAGGGTTTGCCGCAGGTGCGCGATGCTAATTCCGTTCGTGATCGGCTTCGCGATCGGTGCCGTGATCGGTGCAATCGTTCCACCACTTGGTGCGCTGGTCGCCGCTCTGTTCGCGATCCTCGCCGCCGCAGTAGTTCGGAGAATTGAAAGATAGAACGACCCCCACCCGGTGGCGATCCCACCGGGTGGGACATCGAGCACTGGTATCGGGCACTGGTATCTTGTCTAGATCGTGTTTTTAAAAAATTTTTACCTCGCTTCGCTCGGTAAAAATTTTTTGTCTCGCTTCGCTCGACAACAATGTGTCGCTTCGCGACACTTTGTTTTACTTTGTAAATGTGTTGCTTCGCAACTATTTATTTGTCTGATTGCTTCGCAATCAGCCAAGAACTGGCTTCTTTTTCCCGCGCACGCCATCGCGGGTCTGGCCGAGCGGGGTTTGGGAGTAGGCACGCCATCGCGGGTCTGGCCGAGCGGGGTTTGGGAGTAGGCACGCCATCGCGGGCTTAATGATTTCTTTGGCGCGGCACGCCATCGCGGGCCTAACCGCATGATGAACGTAACCCACGATTCGCTTGTATTATTTTTTATTAGGCGCATACTACAAGTGTCGAAGTAAACGCAATCACGGAGTCAGAACATGGATACACAAACAACCGAGCAGTCCCAAATCATGGACGCGATTACGAAAGGCGCGATGGCTACCCGGGAAAAATACCCGGAGTTGTCATGGCACGAAGCGTTCGGCAGTGCGTGGGCACAAGTGATACTGGATAACTACGCGAACATGACGAGCGAGGAACGTATAGAGTCGATGGACGAGGCGTACGACATCGCGCAAGACTTTACTGCCGATGACTACATGGCCGCGCAATTCGATGCCGACATGGCAGGACTAGACACAGAATAGGATGGGACTAACTCCATGATTAAGCTCATAAAACTACCGCCCCGTACCAAGTTTTACGGGTTCGACTACACCAAGAACTTGCAATTCCGCATGACGGGCAAGGAGTGGCATGAGTACGCACGACGCGAGACGTTCAAGGTCGAGCATGGTGGGGACACCGCCTTTGGCAATAAGTGCGAGATCTACCTAGATGGCAAGCCGGTTGCTGGTCTGCCGATGGCAAATGAGGATGATTTATGAACGACAATTTGATTAATGTTGTTGTTTCTTTCCTACAGATTATCTTTGTGTGTAGCGTTTTCGCATCTATTGGGTGCGCGGTTGAGTGGGTGGTGCTACGCCATTGCGGGCCTAAAGCAAAGGAATAAACACCCGGGAAAAAATATTTTTGAGTAGTTGACACATATTTATTTAGTTGTGCTATGGTTTAGTTATCAATCAACACAGTAGGTACAGTCATGCGAACAGACGAACAAATCACCGCCGAAGCCAAAGAATCAATTAACGCGCTCGACGTGGATCAGCTGCGGCAACACTTATTCGTGGCTTCTATCCTTTTAGAACTGCGGTTTTTAGACTCCATGTTCCCCGTGTTAGACGACGAAGATTACGAGTCGTGGCTCGATTCAACGTGGGGATTCCTGCACTCTGTGCGTTCCGAACAGCACATGACAGAGGCGACCACAAAGATCAACGAGCGGGTGCGCCAGCTAGATCTTCTGACATCGGCCACGGACACCAAGCAATGAACGACATGCAAACCAAAGAGGTACTGCAACGGATCACGCTTGTGCAAGCCACCGCGCTTGGCTGGATTCAGCCCGACCATGCCGACTCGCTGGACGAGCTGGTGTACGAGGCCCGACGTTGGCTCGACAAGTGGCACAAGGACTATAACGAGCTGGACTGGAGGGGTTGAGATGAACTGGGAGCAATTGCCGTTTGTATTTGGAGATGTGACCGTGAACAAATACCAAGAGACTGCGCTCGACACTTACTTGAGCGAGTGGCCCCGTGACTGGGAGTACGCAGAGATCATCGAGCTGGTCGCCGCTGGCAAGGCGAACGAGTACGTCGTGCCGTGGGAGCCGTTCGAGAATATGGACAGTGACCGTCTTGCCGCCGAGATCGAGGCAACGGTTGACCTGTTGGAGATGCGGTTCGTGCCGCGCACATCGCCGCGATGACGCCCGAGGGGAAAGTCAAGGCGCAAGTTAAAAAGATACTGGCCGAGTTCGGGGCGTACTACGCCATGCCCGTCAGTGGTGGGTTTGGTCACGCTGGCACGCCCGACTTCTTGGTCTGCATACGAGGACAATTCCTCGCAATCGAGACGAAGGCAAAAGGTAATAAACCCACGGCGCTGCAAGAGTCAGCGATGCAGAAAATCCGAGAGGCTGGTGGGCGCTCTCTCGTCATAGACGAAACAAACGTAGAGACCCTACGCAAGGAGTTAGAGAAATGAGTAAGTCAGCGAAGATTCGCCGCATGTTGGCCCGTGGACTGGACGCGAAAGAGATCGTCAAGCGTCTGAAGGTTCCGGTCAATCTGGTTCACCAAGTTAAGTACGCCGACAAGAAGACCGCGAGCGAGAGCCGCAAGGCAGTCTTGGATCGCACGATGCCCAAGAAGTTGTTTGTGCAGCCTCAACATCTGGACGATGCGTTGAAGTTGCTTGGCGGGAAATTGAAAGTGACTCCCCGTAACTTCACCAAAGCCGAGATTGATGCGTTGGATGCTGATACTCCCGATCTTGTTAATCATCCGCCGCACTACAAGGCTGGCGGAATCGAGACCATCGACTTCATCGAGGCGAAGGATTTAAATTTCCGTTTGGGTAACGTGATCAAGTACGTTGCTCGCGCCGAAAAGAAAGGTAATCCGCTAGAAGACTTGAAGAAGGCGCAGTTCTATCTCAACCGTGAGATCGCTACGCGAGAGCGTGCGTGAGGTGGTTGCTGTATTTCTTTGACTTGTGGTTCAAGTTGAAGAGGCAGGAACGGGAGGAGTGGAGGTATGTCTCCACTCCGCCTAACTGGAGATGTCGTAGACACGGACGGGATTACCTATGAGTAGACAGGAATACCATCGGATATTTGAATACTCGATGGACAGAAAGAACCGAGAGATCAAGGATCTTCAAGACAAGATCGTTGAAATGGAAGAGGAACGTAATCGTCACGACGCCAACGTGATCGTCGCGGAGATCTGCCTGTTCCTGTTCGGTGTATTTGTCGGCGCAATGCTGATGAAGTCTTACGGGTGGAGGTTGCCGTAAATGCCTTCTTACGAATTACGAAACGGCCTATACATAACGGGGCGGCGTAGGGCCTACATAGGGTTCTGCAAGTCATGCGATAGAGAGACACCACACAGGCGTTATACGTGCGGGGTATGCAAGACGGTATCGCCTGTCACCCCGACAACGAGATCGAAAATAGCGCGCAGAGAAAGCGTAGCTAATGACTACAAAACCATTGGCATGGCGGGCACCATGCAAAAGATTGGGAAACGGATATCCATGATTCGGAATGACAGACGGAAAAAGTTTAAAGAGACTGCGGAAAAGTTCCGCAAGATGTTCGAGGGGGAGTCATGAATGTCCAAGATGTACGTAAGGAATTGGCGGCATCGGTGGTTCTCTTATTGGTGGGAGTGTGGTTCGGGTACTTTCTGGCGAACCGGACTATACGTACAAACGCAATACAACAAGAGTGCGCCCATTATGACACGAAGAGTGGTGAGTTCACTTGGGGGGTATCGCAATGACTGACAAGTGGGAAGAGGCTCCGGGTTATTTTACGGACAAACATGCCGCATGCATGACTCTACGCGATCACTTTGCAGGGTTGGCGATGCAAGGGTTAATTCAGTTCATCGGGGACAAATATGATTTGTCCGATCTTTCGCAAGACGCATACAAAACTGCTGACGCGATGCTGAAGGCACGGGAGGGAAAGGAATGAACCGCGACGACATTATCCGCATGGCGAAAGAGGCGGGGCTTGAGGTTTATTCAATTTTGGAAAAGCAACAAGTTGATTGGGATTGCTTGATTGATGATCTTGAAGAATTTCACGCCATTGCCGTAGCCGCAGAGCGAGAGGCGTGCGCGAAGTTGTGTGAATCGCTCGGAGTGCATTCGGCGTTGAATATCTTTAACGGTGGGCCGGAGTGGTACAGGCACGGAAAAGATTGCGCCGCCGCCATCCGTGCGCGAGGTGAGGCATGAAAGAAGCAAAAGCCGCGATCAAAGGCTTCAAGCATCTTGAAGAAGCGCAAAGGTTGCTTGCAAATGTGGGCGATGAATACGTCATCTGCAAAGTTGTGTCGAGTCAGTATGATTTTGATGGAGAGATCTTTGCTTACTTTGTCATGCACAAAGACGCTGACCCGATCCGTGCGCGAGGTAATGACAATGGATGAAATAAACGACGACGGGTACCGCGCACTATGGTCAACGGTTCTATATCAAGCTGTCAGTGATATTGATTCGTGGAACGAGCGAAGCCCGGCAATCGACTGGGTGTTTTCAGCACGCGAGGACGTGGGCTCGATGCGTTGGATCTGCGACATGCTCGACCTTGATTACCACAAACTGCAAGGCCTGTGCATGACCCGCGAGGGGCGGTCGAAGATATTGAAGAAAGGTGTTCCAGCTAGACGAGCGGAGAAGGTACGTGAAACCAAAGACCTACAGATTGATTAAAGAGTGCGTGGAGAATGGGGTAGAGGCGGGATTCAATCGTGCGTACAAGCACACCGATGACCCTACGCAACTCGTAATTACCAATAACATCATCCGCGAGATTATGTTTCAGATCAATGAATGGTTCGATTTTGAGGAGCCGGAAGAATGAACATCAAGCAACTAAACATCAGTGCGCTGATCAACGCATTGGAGCCGTTCGTCCTGTCTGATCTTGAACGATGCCGGGATAATCTTGCGGCTGACTTGAAGCGAGCGAAGTCCAAGAAGGATAAAGCACCGAACGTATTCTCTATGGATCGTAAGGAAGACGCCGAGATCCTCGCCGAGCATATTGATGCGTTCAACATCGTGATCAAGTACTACGGTGGGTGATGGACTGGCGGGATGATTACAGCTTGCCATTTAAGGAAAGACCGCTGAACAAAGCGTACAGGATCTGGTGGGTAAGATGGCTAGGCAAATTAATTGACGAAGCAAGAGAGGAAGCATGAGAGCGCGACCGAAAATGACGTACGAGCAGTACAAAGAAGCAGTGCGGGTATACCGTATTCTTACGAACACACCTAATTTGAGCGCCCTCGCACGTCAGTGGGGGCTAGCACAAACTACCGTGTCGCTCGCCGTGCGACGAGGAGTTAAGAAATACGACAAGAGGATGGCTGATGAAAATTCTGCGGCCTAGACAACGGTGCGAGACCTGTAATGGTGGAGGACAGACAGACTTTTTCGGCATGTTGTCGGAAGTCGAATGTTCTACATGTCACGGCACGGGATACGCCCGCGCTCTACCCCCTTTGGAGTACGTCCACCCCGACGTAATGTATTCAGATGCCATACAAAGACCCAGCAGTTCGCAAAGCGAAGCACCAAGAGTATTCAAAGAAGTGGTACGAAAAGAACAAAGCTTTAATAGCCAAGCGTGGCAAGGTCAAAAAGAAAGAGTACAAAGCCAAGTGGTTTGAATATAAGTCAAGTAAGGCGTGCACTAAATGTGGGATATCCCACCCTGCCTTGCTCGATTTCCACCACGTTATACGATTTGAGAAGCGATCAATACCGGAACTAGTTAACCGCAGGCAGTATGCACTGGCGATCCGTGAAGCGGAGGAGAAATGTGTCCCGCTCTGCGCTAACTGTCACCGACTACTACACTGGAATGAAAACAGGAGAAAGAAACGATGGGCGACCTACGTAAAACCGCCGAAGAAGTCCTTCCGCTGCTTGAGCAACTTGCGGCGAAAGTTGATCCCGAGTCAATGGACTGGGATAGCGTCCGAAAAATCCACAACCTCAAAGTCGCGCTCAACAAGCCGGACGAAGGGGAGTGGCAGTTCAAAATCATCGGGTTCCGAACCGTGACGTTGCCGGGTGGCAGAGAGGAACTACAGTTCTCCGTTGCCGATGCCGAAGCGCCCAAAGGGTGGTCGTGATGGCTCCCAATGATTGGCAAAAGGAAGACATACTGGAAGTATTATCTTGGTGTGAAGACGCCGCTGACGATATGGATACCATCACCACAGAACTAGAGTTCATCGTGGTAAGTCAGTTACTAAAACGGTGTGCCGACGAGATCAGATATTTGCGGCACGAGAATGACAAGTTAAGAATCAAGAGAAAGAGAAAGCGATGAGTTTCGTTACACTCGATTTTGAAACGTATTATGCGAAGGACTTCAGTCTCACGAAGATGACGACTGAAGAGTACATCAATGACCCAAGGTTCCAAGTCATTGGTGTCGGTATCAAAATCGACGACGGCAAGACCCGTTGGTTCGCAGACAACGTGGAAGAAGAACTCCGCAAGATTGACTGGGCAGAGTCGGCGCTCCTGTGCCATAACACCCAGTTCGATGGGGCGATCCTTGCTTTCAAGTACGGGATCATCCCGGCTTTCTATTTCGATACGCTTTGCATGGCTCGCGCCATTCACGGTGTGGATGCAGGCGGGTCACTCTCGTCGCTTGTGCTCCGTTACCAACTGGGAGAAAAAGGTACAGAGGTTGTCAATGCGTTGGGTAAGAGACGGGAAGACTTTACGCCGGAAGATCTGGCGAAATATGGAGATTACTGCATTAATGATACTGACCTTACTTATTCTCTTTTCAGCCGCCTTGCTAATAATTTCCCGCAGTCTGAACTAGATCTTATTGACACGACGTTGCGTATGTACACGCAACCCGTGCTGCATGTGGATGACGGGCTATTGACCGAGCGACTGGAAGAGGTCAAGCAAGAGAAGAAGGCGCTGCTCAACGGGTTGATGGAGAAGCTTGGTTGCGCGGATGAAGAAGAGGTTCGTAAGAGACTCGCGAGCAACCCGCAATTTGCCGCAATCCTGAAAGACCACAATGTCGTTCCTCCGATGAAGACCAGCCCTGCCACGGGCAAGGAGACCTATGCGCTCGCAAAGAACGACGAAGGATTCATTGCGCTTACCGAGCACGAAGACCCCTTCATCGAGCAGCTCTGTGCTGTCCGATTGGGAACTAAATCAACTATTGAGGAATCTCGGATCGAGCGATTCATCGGTATCGGTGCGCGTAACAAAGGACGGATTCCGATTCCACTTAAGTACTACGGTGCGCACACAGGACGATGGGCGGGATCTGACTCCGTAAACTTCCAGAACTTGCCGAGTCGCGACAAGAAAAAGAAGGCGCTGAAGAAGGCTGTGCTGGCACCGCCCAAGCACTACGTTATCAACAGTGACTCGTCGCAGATCGAGGCGCGCATCCTA